TTCAATATGGAATAAATTATAAATAAATGGAAAAGTTACACACAATTAAAAGTTTCCTATCAGAGCAAGAATGTTTTGATTTACTAACCAAATATAAATCTGAATTAAATTTAAAACCTGGAGAAGTTGTTGGAGGCGTTTCAAACAAAAGAAAATCATCTATTGCGTTTATTCCGAATATAGAATTGATTGATAATAGATTAAAAGATAAACTAAAAGAGTTAATACAATTGAAAGGTTATGAAGTTACGGGGTTAGGACCATATCAATTTACAGAATATAAGATTGGAGAATTTTATGATTGGCACACCGATTCTGATAAAGATGAGTACAAGCACAGATATTGTTCCATAGTTATACAATTAAATGATACATATGATGGTGGTTATTTACAATTAAAAGATGAGAGTGGAGATAATACTATTCAATTAGATAAAGGAATTGGAACTATGTACATATTCTTTTCAAACCTATTACATAGAGTTATGCCAGTAACGGATGGTGTTAGATATTCTTTGGTTAATTGGGTTTCTATTAAAGAAATAGAAAATTTCAAAAAAACATTAATATAGTGAAAGAAATTGTTATAGTAGGTGGTGGAACTGCCGGTTGGTTATCTGCTATTTATATTAAAACGAAGTATTCAAATTACAATGTCACTTTAATAGAAAGTAGCCATATTGGTATATTGGGTGCCGGTGAGGGTGGTACTCCTAACTTACGTTCAATCATTATAGATGAGTTTGGATTTAATGAAGAACAATTTTTAAAAAACGTAAATGGTACAAAAAAGTACGGAATAGTTTTTGATAAATGGAGTGATGGTTTGAAGCACTCCTTCATACACGGATTTGCATCTGATGGTTCTGAAAATAGTTTATACTCATATCATTTCGATGCCAGATTATTTGCCGAATATTTAAAATCCAAAGCAATAGAATTGGGAGTAGTTCATTTAGATGCAGAAGTGGATGAGTTTAAATTAAACAATGGATTTATAAATGAAATTGTTTTAAAAGATAAATCAACTTTATTTACTGATTTTATTATAGATTGTTCCGGCTTTTCGAGATTATTAATAGGAAAGTTGTTTAAAACAAAATGGAACTCATATGAAAAAGATTTACTGATTAATTCAGCTATTCCATTTTTTATACACAAAGCAAATACTGATATAAATCAGAAAACAATAGCAGAAGCAGCCGAAGATGGTTGGTACTGGCAAATACCATTACAAAATAGATGGGGATGTGGTTATCTATATAACGATACAATGATAGATGATGATAGTATAATTTTAGAGCTGACTAAAAAAATCAATTACGCACCGCATACAGCAAAACTAGATTTTCTGTGGCGTGCTAATAAAGATCTTCTTAATCAGATAAAAATAAAAGATCTCGCAACTTACAATTCTATTTTAAATAAATTTAATAGTAAGCGTGATGAGATCACAACTCAAAATGAGGTATAATGAACGAGCCAATAAAAGATAAGATATATTTAAATCTTATCCCAAACGTAAATAAGAAACCAGGCGACAATCTACCAGTTATGGTAGCACCTAATTCACCTAAAGCTCCAGAGGGTAAGAACTGGCAGATGAACGTGAATATTGGGGGATCTTGGTTTTCTTATGCAGCATTTGATGGAACAGATATTGAAGGTAACCCAACAGGTGGGTACACAATTATCTTAACCAAAAAAGATGCAGCACAAGCAACAGCAGGAGCAAACAAACAACCTGGATTTAAAGCTGGTGGATTTCAAAAGAAACCATTTACAGGCAATAAATCTTTCGGTAATAGACAATACTAATAGCTACGCAAGTAACTATTAATTCTATCCCTAGGGTTTCATCAGGCAGTCATGCCTACCCTTTCGTTGTCCCTAGGGGTAGAGTAAAACAACAAAGGTAACTATGACAAATGAATCTTACTTCATTGATATTGAAGAAAAAATACACAAGAAAATTATAGAAGATCGCCATAAAGAATATGGGGATTATGAAGAGAACTTTGCATTACTTGCAGAGCTATTCTCTATCGTTCTATTTGATAAAATAAAAAAAGCATTAACGCCTGAAGATGTGGGACATCTAATGATGGCACTTAAACTGTATCGTTGCACCAAAAGATATAAGGCGGATAGCTATGATGATCTGGCTATCTATTGCAAGATGACTAAGAATCTAAGGAATAAAAACAGTATTGCCAAAAAGGATAAGTAGTGGTAAAGTTCCTTCGTAATAAGAACTGTGAGTGTTCTTTTGTGTATACAGAAGAATTTGATAGTGCAGAAGTTGCATCAGATCCAGCTGCCAAAGGTGTAGTGATTGATGTTAAGATTTCCAGTATCAAAACAGTTTTTACAACGATTAAACAGAAAGAAGATTTAGTTGGACAAACTAAGGATTCGTCTGCAAAAGATGAGAGATCTACAGGAGATGCGACATCGCAAAGCTCTTGAGTTCTTTTATAAATATCAAAAGAATCTAAATGATTCTAAGAGATTGATATTTAAAATTGAGCAGACAAAAGAAAAAATAATGGCATAAGTCATTATTGATATAACAACGAAAGACAACGTAAAGTTGTTTACAACTGGAAGGGATAGCTATGACTCTAAAAGAGTTAAGACAACAAATTAAATTAAGATACACTACTAATGTATATGAGAACTTATCAGATAGAGAACGTAAACTATATCGTATAGGTTTTAAAACTGGATATAAATTAGCCAAAGAATATTTTAAAACTAATACTGTTTATAAACAGAATACAGTCGTTAAAGAAGTGGTTAAGTATGTAACCATCAATGATGTTGTGGTTCCTGAGAATGTAAAAGAAATACTTACAATCGTTGCCAATCAACTTGGTATAAATGTTAATGAGATTATTGCTAAGACTAGAATACAATCTGCGGTGATTGCACGATCTATTCTTATAAATGTTTTAAGAGATAAGTATGCAATGCCATTTACAAAGATTGGAGTTATCTTAGGTAACAGAGATCATACAACAATGATCCATCATGTTAGAATGAAAATTAATAAAGAACATTTCTGGAAACCAGATCATGTTATTTGGAATAGATATAACTACGTTATGGATAGAGTAAAATAATTACTTCTTACGAAGTATTATTTTTTAAAACCTGATAACAAACTCTTATAAGATTTTTTAGATATAGTAGATTCTGATTTAGATCTTGATGTACCAGCTTCTTTGCGTTTATTAATATTATAATATAAACCTTTACGAGCTGTCTTACCTTCTTTTGTTTTATGATATTTAGATTTATCCATATTATTCTCCTGCGTATTTATGTTTGCACTTTTGAGTTTTTAAATACTCAATGTACATATTCATACGCTTATCATTATTATCATTAATGACAACCTTTTGTTTCTCTGCTGCTCTTACATTATTAAAGTAAATCTCATAGCAACTATGATCTAATGAATGACAAAAGTTTAATTTCTCTGCATTGATAATCCAACCCCCTTCATTTGACATGTGTTCCTTGCCACAGATATGGCAGTTACCACAGCTCTTTAATATTTCTTTTCTCTTACCCATTAACTCTTCTTATGTCTTGCAGCAAAGTTTCTTGCAGCTTCTTTAGATCCAAATCCCCAGGCTTTAAGTGCTAGCTTTAATCTTGTTGGCTTACCAGATTTAGAAAGTAATGATCCCTTCATACCACCAAATCTTGCAGCAAAAGAAACTCGTCTTGGATTAGTGCCTGTCTTTACAGGAGCTTTTAAATTAGATCCTTCAGTACGATTAAAGTATTTTCTACCAGCTTCATTCAATCCACCGCTGGGATTTTGATACATTTTTTTAACCATTATAATTTCTCTCTGAATGGGTTGTAATCATCTTCATTTATATTAACACACTTACACTGTTTCAGTAAAGAACAGAATCCTTTCTTTAACCAAAAAATACATTTGCTAATTTTACTTTTAATCATATAAACTTCTTTGATTTTTTTATAACCTTTTTAAATTTTATTACACGCTTCTTTCTTTTAGGTTCAGGCATCAACCAATTAGAAATCTTCATTAATAATAATTGTATCATCCTCTCCCCTGACCAACGTATGGTTTATAAGTCTTGTGTTTATTCACACGCTTAGTGTGTCTGCCTTTTCTTTTCTTAGGTGGCTTTCTAATATGTTTGTTCTCAAGATTTTTTTTTGCCATTCTTCTTCTTTACTTTTATTTTAACATTGCTTCCTTGCTGTGCAAGTAAGGTAGGTTTCTTTTTAGAATATGCTTGAGCAAACATTGTAGTGATTTGATCTGACATTACTTTTTAAATATATCTAAAGTCGGCTTAAGACCATAAATTGCCGAAAATATACCTACAATCAACCATTGATACCAGGAAGGAAACTTACCAAAGTAATCAAAGAATAAATCTAGTTTAGTTTTAATATTAACATCATCACTAATGATGGCATAAGATAATACAAGAATAGGAATACATACTATGATTAAAACAAACTCATCTTTCCAACTCTTTTGCTGGTCATCATAAACATCTCTTTGATATTCAATCTCACCTTTAGCCATACGTTCATAGTATCTACGTTCAGCTTCACTCTCTAATAATTCTGATTGCTTATGGTTCTTATAGATCTCAGCACCAGTTTTAAAAACTGTTGGTATAATATTCCACCACATTTAAATCTGACACTTTCTCATTAAGTTAGACAACTCTTCGCATCTGCTTGGTGTTTGTCTATACCAATGTGAATTAAGCATTTCACTAGCAGCCTTTGTGTAATCAAATTCGTTTAAAGCTGCAAACATTTTTTTAAACTTAGATACTCCAGTCTTACCTAATTGAAATACCATCTCAATAATAATACCTTTAGCAGCCATAGCTATATCTAATGTGCCAACTAATTCTTCCATACCTTGTTTAGCTTTATCAAAGTCTTTTTCAAATAATGCTTCAAGTATATCTTTGTCATAGATAACACCTTCAACAAAATCATCTTCTTCAGTAAGTAGATGACCATAACCTATTGTTTGCTTGCCAAGCGAATCTAAATAAACCTTGGCTATGAAACCTTCGTGTTTCTTTATTCTTGTTTTAACGTCTTCGTAATTCATTTAATAACTATCTTACCATCTTCATAAACATATACAATCTTCACATTCATTGTTTGTTGTATCTTGGATGGGGATCTATTTATTCTATCGTTCTTTTTGTGTGCGTATTTAGTATTTGATTTTCTATATGACACAGTCTTAATATCATAATTAGTATATTGTTTTGTCTTAGTATTAAACGTACAAATATCTATTGGACCAACACCACCTAGTGCTGTGAATACAATTAAATCAGGATCTTTAGCAAAGTGTGCTTGTGCTAATGCTTCGGATACTAATCCTTTGTCTGCCTTTCGCAATGTAAACCTTTTGTTGTTTTAGTCTTTGAATTGAAAGAAACCTATGATTGAACCTGCTATGCTACCAATGACTACTAGAAATGCTATGACACCTTTACCCATACTCACATCAGTTCTAAGATCTTTAACTTCAACTGTAAGATCATCTAATCTTTTAATAATTGTATCCATTCTTTCTGAAGAATACTTCTCATAAGAAGATAGTCTTATAGCTGTTGCAGATACTGTCTTGTGTTTCTTTCTCATTGGCACACCATATATAGTGGTATGCAAAAGTCAATTATAGATTGTAATTATGTGGGTTGCTCTGCTGTTTCTATGCAATCAAAATGAAAGGATGGTTTGACTTTCTCAAACTGATCTAATGGGAATAGTTTATTCTGTTCTGCTATAAACTCATATCCAGCTATGGTACATTCTCTAAAGGTATTAAACTTCTTACCTGTACTCATGGTGTCTAAGCAGTTGCCATTAACCATTGAGCAAACTGCAAATACTAATAAAAAGTTCATTAAAGTTATTTACACTAATATGTGGATAAGTAAATAAGGGTAGCGATTAAACTACCCCTATTGTATAGACTAGTCTTCGTCTTCTTCTTCTATGTCTAAGTCTTCGTCATCAAGATCATCCTCGTATGATACTTCATTATCATCTGGATTTATCTTTAGCTCAAGATCATCTAAGAGATCTTTAATCTCATAGATAATATCTTCAGCAGATTTTTTCTTTTTTGCCATTCAAACTCCTATAGTTGGGTTAGGCAATGGCGAGATAGAG